CTTGCTTGAATGAAGATGCAGGTATAATTTTTCCCGCCTTTTGCTTTTTGTGTGGTCTCCAACCGGTTTGGGGAGAAGCCTTCCTTGCCTCTGAATGCCTCTAACTACCTGTTAATTGCTTTTTGCAGCCAAAAATGCCTTGCAGATGCCAAGCCCCTGGAAGCCTCTCTCCTTCTTATTCAAAGCAGAAGAGGCTAAGGGCCCCTAGCCTCTTATATTAATAGCAAAAAAGTAGGGTTGCCATGGGGATGTGGGGGTGTAATTTTAGATGGGAGATATGTAGTAGTTACTAAGTAGTTACTAAGGAAATTGTGGTCATAGCTCAGCAGCTTGCTGCAAAAATAATTATAGGTTGCATTGTTTGCAGAAGTGATAAGGGGAAGTGTCATTGCAAATTGTGGTCAATAGGGGAAGTGTGACACAGGCATGTACTGACAAGCTTCCTGTTTTTAAAGACACCACAGGAAGCGGTGACACATCTTGCAGTCCTCCTACGAGAGCTTAAAGTGACAATTATAAATCTTTGGCGGGCTTTCAGAGGCGGGAGATTTAAATTGTTGCACCTTCTAACGGTAAGTACTTTCTTTTATAGGGACCATGGGAGGATTTCTCAGTGCCCTTTTGGACATTGTATCAATTGCTACAGAGTTAAGTGCTTCAACAGGATTTTCAGTAGAGGCCATTATTACTGGAGAGGCAGCAGCTGCTATAGAAGCTGAAGTGGCATGGCTGATGGAATTAGAAACAATGACTGCTGTGGAGGCTATGGCTGTTGTGGGATTACAAGCAGCAGATATTAGCATGTTATATGCTGTACCATCTATTCTTACTGATGCTGTAGGCTTAGGTGTTGTTTTTCAAACTGTTTCAGGGGCAAGTGCCTTGGTGGCAGCTGGAGTGAGGCTTGGACAACACGAAGTGTCAGTTGTAAACAGAGACAATATGGCATTGGCTTTGTGGAGACCTGAAGAATATTGGGATGTGTTGTTTCCTGGAGTTAATACTTTTGCTTACTCTCTAAATGTACTGTATGATTGGGCTTCCAGCTTGTACCACACTATGTCAAGACAGCTGTGGGATGCTCTAGTAAGAGAAGGCCACAGACAAATTGAAGGAGCTACTAGAGCCATTGCTGTAAGAACAGCATACCAATTTCATGACACCATAGCTAGGCTAATGGAGCATTCCAGATGGGTTATTACAACTGGGCCTAGTCATTTTTATAGACATTTGGAATCTTATTATTCTGAACTGCCCAAACTAAATCCTGCACAGGCCAGAAACCTTGCAAGGAGACTAAATAGCAGAGTACCTGACAGACTTACATTGGAAAGAGAGCAAAATTATTCAGGAGAAATAGTGGAAACTATACATCCCCCAGGAGGGGCCCATCAAAGAGTAACTCCTGATTGGATGTTACCTTTAATTCTAGGTCTGTACGGAGACATCACCCCAGCCTGGGGATACCAACTTGAAAAACTAGAAGAAAAAGAAGATGGCCCCAAAAAGAAAAGAAGGAGAATGCTCTAAGAGCTGCCCTAAACCCAGTGTTGTGCCAAGGCTTATAGTTAAAGGAGGCATAGAGGTATTGTCAGTTAAAACAGGCCCTGATAGTACTACCCAAATTGAGGCCTACCTTAATCCCAGAATGGGCCATAATTTGCCTACAGATGAAAGGTATGGATACAGTGATAATGTCACTGTTGCTACTAGTCACACTGATGATAATCCCAAAATTGCTGAGCTGCCCACTTATAGTGCTGCTAGAATTGCTTTGCCCATGCTAAATGATGATATGACCTGCAGCACCTTGCAAATGTGGGAGGCTGTGAGTGTAAAAACAGAGGTTGTGGGTGCCTCAAGCCTAATTAATGGGCACATGTTTGGCAAAAGAGTTAATAATGATTATGGCATTGCTACCCCAATTGAAGGCATGAATTTCCACATGTTTGCAGTAGGAGGAGAGCCTCTAGAATTGCAAGCTGTTGTTAATAATAGCAGAACAACATGGCCTGCAGGCACAATAGGCCCAAAAGGAAACTCACCTAAATTGCAGGTCCTTGATCCCACTGCTAAAGCAAAACTAGATAAAGATGGGGCCTACCCAATTGAGGCCTGGAGTCCTGACCCAAGCAAAAATGAAAATACAAGATATTATGGCAGTTATACTGGAGGAACCACCACCCCACCTGTTGTGCAGTTTACAAACACTGTGACAACTGTGCTGTTGGATGAAAATGGAGTTGGGCCTTTGTGTAAAGGAGATGGGCTGTTCTTGACTGCTGCAGATATTGTGGGTTTTTTTACTGATTCTTCTGGATACCAAAGCTACAGGGGCCTACCTAGATATTTTAATGTGCAGCTAAGAAAAAGAGTGGTGAAAAACCCTTACCCAGTTACTTCTTTGCTGAGCAGCTTGTTTTGCAACCTGATGCCCCAAATTACTGGACAACCTATGGAGGGAAATGATGGACAAGTGGAAGAAGTTAGAGTGTACCAGGGATTGGAAGGGGTTTCTGGAGACCCTGATATGGAGAGATATGTAGATAAATTTGGGCAAGAACAGACAAACATTCCAGGTGGTGCTTGTATCAGACCTTAAGCTTTATTGTTGCTAAAAGCTTGCAAAATTAAACAGTTTGTTGTGTATTAATACCTGAATCAGTGGTTTCTGTATTTTGTGTTTCATCTTCATCATCACTTGTATATAACACTCCAGTAAGAGGATCTTTTCCTTGCAAAATATTTCCTTGCATATCAACAAGTTTACCATAGCCCACATATTTGTCAATTATTTCTTTCCAGTAGGTAACAGATTCTTGTACAGCATCACTAAAACTACTAACAGGTAGGTAAAAAACTAACAGTAACAGCAATGTTATTCCACTCTGCAGCACTCTCTTAGTCATTAGCTCATCATTTGCTTCTAAAGCTTTTTTCAGGTGGTCTTTGGGTGTAAAGTTAACAATATAAGCATATCTGGCATACAGGGTTTGGGGTAACATGTAATCATTCATTGTAGTAATGCATGGGGGAAATATTTGGCTTTTTTTATTTACATGCTTCTTTTCTAAGTTAACTTTAACACTGCCATCCAAATAATCTCTTAAATTGTCTAAATTACAAATGCCTTGTCCAGGCTGCAAAGTTTTATTTAAAGCAATTTGACCTTTAACATCCTCAAAAACCACAGCAAATTGGTCAATAGCACATCCTAGCTCAAATGGCAGTTTTTCAGCTGGGCAATTTACATTTAAGGTTTTTCCCCCAACTAAATCTAAAATGGCTGCTGCTAAAGTAGTTTTTCCACTGTTAATAGGCCCTCTAAACAACACATTTCTTTTTTTAGGCACATTTTCAACCAGCAACTTTAAAATCTTGTACACAATTTCATCTATTTTTTCAAACAAACAAGAATACCATGCAACTCCAGCCATATAATAAAATATTTGGGTTTCAGAAAATACATCACCCAATCTTTCAAAATGCAACATAAACCTTTCAGATAACAGCTCCTTTCTAGTACATTCAATTACTTTAACCCTTCTCTTAGCAATAACAACATCTGCAGCTTGCTGACAAATATTTTTTTGGGCCTTGCTTTCTTTAAACAACACAGCATTTCTGTGGTGCTTTTCATGATATTTAAAGTGCACCTTTAAAGATTGTTTGCTGCACTTAGCACAATTAGTGGGTTCAGAAGCAAAGTCAAGATAAAAGCCCATAATTACTAAAGGATCATCAAGCCTATTTAATTCAGCAAATTCAGCAAGTTTATTCCAATCAACAGATGGTTGCTTTTCTTCTTCAAACTCAAACTCATATATTCCTGGCTTATTTTCTTCAATCAACCCAAATGGCTTGCTGCACAAGGCCCTGTAACACTCCACAGGTTTAATAACAGCTTTGCATAGCAAAAAGCTAACAGTGCAATGAGTTAAACAGAAGTTTTTAATTGCTGACACTCTGTGCTTACTAGGTGTCATTAAAAATATTAGTGCAGCATCCTCAAAGCTATGTTTGCTTTTAAATTCAGGCTTAAATTTATCAATTTGCCCATACAGAAAATCAGCTTTTTCTTTAGTAGTATATATTAAAAATGAACAAACTGTCTTATTACTATAAACAGCATTACTAAGGAAACTATCAAGCTCACTAGGAAAATCCTTAGGTACATGGAAGGTTTTTTGTTTCTTGGGTTTAGGGGGTGTAGCAAAGGACCCCTGAGAGGATCCAGGGTACTGCCTACTATCATGTTCAGGGCTATTTCTGCTGGGTCCTCCTCCAGGTTGCTCCTCTTCATCACTGCTGCTGAGGGTCTCATCACAGAAGAGGTCATCCCATTCTCTGTTGAAGTCATGCCACCACTGCTCCCATGTAGAAGATCCATAAGGTGGTGGGCGAGTGCTGGAGGTCCCCTCGGAGCTAGACTATAAACAAACACTTATTTTAAATTTTATAGTAATTGCCCACTAAACAACAAACTTTAAACATATAAATTTAATACTTACCCCACTTTTCAGGGCCAAAAATATTTAGAAGATGCAGGTCTGTCTCATGGATTATTTTTCCCCACCAGTTAAAACATTCACTAGTGTCAGGAAATCCAAACCAATGCAGGTAGCAGCAATAGCAAAAGCATTCTCCCCACACAAGGCATTTTTTTCCTTTAACTGCCTTATATATTTTATGCTGCTTTTCTAGCAAGCAAACAATGCATCCACAATCATCTTTAGGATTATGGATGCAGGCGGGGTAGGCCTTGCACAGCTTATTTGCAAATTTAGGGCCTAAAAACTCCCCACAGGTAGGAAAATCATTTTCCCAAAACCAAACAGTTACCTGAGCTCCAAAACTGGAGGGGTACTCCTGCCTGGCAGAGCAAACATTTTCCTGCAGCTTTTGCCAGAGTTCATTTAATCTCTTCATTTTATTCTCATCACCTCCTTTATCTGGATGGTAGCTCTTACACATTTTCTTATAGTTTATCTTCATCATTGGTAGGTTTCCATAGCAGTGCATGGGGACTTGCAAAAGCCCCATTAATTCTTTCATTTCTTCTCTGCTTAAAAACCTATCCAT